GGCTCGCCCATCACATCGAACACGACACCCTCGACCTATACTGAAAGGGCACCCAATGACCATCACCATCACCAGAAATCACCAGCCTTACACGATAGAAACGTGGGTGATTGAATCTCACAGCCCGGTCACAGCCAGCGACAGCGACCCCGATTGGCTCAAATCACGAGCCGCCAAGGGTTGGGTCAATGTCAAAGGCCGCATTATCAATTCGACCACCACCAGCCGACTCTTTCATGCCTCAGCAACCCGCACCATCGATGAGCAACCCCTCAGCGACCAAATGCCTGCCAAATATCTGGTCGAGGGCGCAGCCTACGTCACGGTCGCAATGTAAAGGAATCTCTAATGACCATCACACCGACCCAAGCCGTCATCAACAGAGGTGACACCATGAGAATCCGAGACATCCTCGCAGACATCGCCGGGGTAGCCGCACTGGCTATCCTCACCCTCTCACCCCTTGCCCTATAGAACTGGACCCACACCATGAAAACTTACACACTCGCCACCGAACGAAACGGCATCCTCTCACCCCTCGACCTGCCCCCGATGGCAATGCGACAGGCTGAGGCTCACGCTCAGAGTCTGCGTAAACTGATGCCGTCCGTGCCGGTCTACGTCATCAACACCAACACCATCTGAAAGGCTCACACCATGACACGCAACACCATCACAGAATTTGAACACCTCACCGACTTACTCGACCCGACAGGGGCCATCGAAACCTACCTCTGGGACGAACTGACAGACGGCAACTATTGGCACAGCGTCGAGGACATCGCCCGACAGCTTGAATCGGCATCCTGTGCCAACGGCTCTTGGAACTCGATGATATACACCAGAGACATTGAATCCCGACTTGCAGACCCTCAGTGGTGCCATGACATCGACGAGGCCCTCGCTGATTACCGGGACAACACGGGGGAGAATCCCGACCTATCCAGTCTCTCTGAAATTGTCACTTTCGCAGTTGATTGGGTGGCACATGGTCTATCCTCTCGCCTACGCAGCCTCAACCGTGTAGCAGTTGTGACCGCAGCCGCTGACAGTCTCGACGCTTGGCCGGACGTCCTCGCATTTGGTTGTGCCTCAGAGGCTGAGGATTTCGTTGCCTGCGAGATCGAGAACCGTGTGCAATACCTGATCGACCATAGCCCTCACCCTGTCACTGAGGATGAGCGAGATCAGTGGGCTGAAACTGAGGCAACCCTGTTCATCATCACTGAGGAAAGGCTGTGACCATGACACGCACCACCATCATTTGAGAGCGACCGCAAAGGGGCATGTCTATGGCTTAGGCTGTGGATGTGCCCCTTTCGATTCATAGGCCTCTGTGGTGCCTCTCTGTGGCTGTGGTGAGGTCTGTTATAATATAACACTGTCAGGGCTTTGGCCCTCTTTTTTTGTCGTGCAACTGAACTGAACGGTTTAGTTTAGAATGGCGAATCAAACCTTAAGATTGCCGGCCAACCGAATCACCTCGTCAAGCAAAAACTTTTGTCAACCCCCAAGATTCTTTACCCATGTGACATTTTCGCAACAGTATCCCCTATCCTATCGGATATAACGACACCTATTCGGTATAGCTAAGGGGGCAATCGGATAGGTGGGACCCTCCGAAAGATAGCGGGGTGATACGAAGGGGTAGGGTAACCCCTAAGGAATCCAAAAGAAGAAAATACTTTTGACCTGTTGCAGATGTATTACACCTAGTTGAAGCGAGTCATTACACACGACATACAAACACAGGTTGCAGAATCTGTAGTTTTGACTTCAAGTCAAGAAAAAATTTTAGGAAAAGAATCGTTTTAGTTCAGACACTTATCATTTTTGTAATAAAAAGTGAAAAATTCTGGTTGACAAATCTTAAAATAAGGTGCTATATAGTATATAGAGAGAGATACTTAAGTTATAACTATAGTATCTAAACTGATTATGATTATAATAATACAGATACGTTATGATACTTAAGTTATAACGTAAGTATGGTGAACTCATAGGGTCAGTTCTAAACTCCTAATCAACCAAGACAAGCAACGTCACTTTGATAAACAGGATTGTCGTCTTGCCGATGGTTAGGGGCTTAGAGTGGACCCCTTATGGTGTCACCTGAACAGGACTCCTCCTAGAATTTAATATAATTATTGTCGTAACTACTTTACAGTTATCCTTGTTATTGGCATATCAATGCCGCTTAAGTAGGTAACTTACGTTATCCTTTAGAGTCAGGATTAAACCAATGGCCTCCAACCAACTCAGATATTCCAAAACAGTTGAGAAGCATATCCTAGACTGCATCGAAGGTGGTGTAGGTATCCGTGATATGATTGCTTCCATGCAGCATCTACAGGATGCCCCGAAGTCCTTGAGCACCCTCTACAAGATTTATGGTGACTTCATCCATAAGGAACGTGCCCGGATTAATGGTGCAGTAGGTAAGCGGGTTATTGACCAAGCTCTCTACGGTGACCCTAAAGATGGGATTACATTCAAGAGCCAAGAACTCTTCCTTCGTAGTAAGGGTGGTTGGTCACCAACTCAGACGGTTGAAACGACAGAAGCGATTGACGAGGATATGGACGAGAGTGCTATTAATACTCTTATGACCCTTCTCGGTAAGGACGACCATGATAAGGAAGATAACGGCTGACACTCTACGGTCCTTACCTACCACTAAGGTAAAGGAACTCTTCGAGGCCCTAGGGCCACAGAAGGTTGAAGAGCTTAAGCATGACTGGAACTTCTGGGCACGAGATGCCCAACTGGAACCAGAGGGTAGTTGGAACACTTGGTTCATCAATGCTGGTCGTGGTTTTGGTAAGACCCGCACTGGCGTTGAGTGGGTTAGGGAACAAGTAAAGAAGGGTAAGAAGAGGATAGCTGCTGTCGCTGCTACCAACTCGGATATTGAACGAGTTATGGTAAAAGGTGAGTCAGGTTTCCTTTCTGTCTGCTGGAAGGGTGACAAGACCTATAAAGGTCAAAAGATGGGTTTCCCTGAATGGTCTCCTACGAAGCGGACGCTCACTTGGGAGAATGGAGCTACTGTCCAATTCTTCTCCGCAGAGGAACCTGAACGTCTTCGTGGCCCTCAGTTCGAGATTGCTTGGTGCGATGAACTTGCTGCTTGGAACAAGGATATTGACACTTGGGACATGCTTCAATTCTGTATGCGTCTTGGTAAACATCCTCGTATTGTCGTTACTACTACTCCTAAGCCTACGAAGCTGGTTCGTAAGTTAATGAAGGATGGTAAGACCTATGTCACTGGTGGTTCTACTTTCGATAATGCTGCTAACCTTGCCGGGACTTACCTTGAGGCTGTCAAAGCCCAGTATGAGGGGACTAGACTCGGTAGGCAAGAACTCTACGCAGAAGTCTTAGAGGAAGCAGAAGGTGCCCTCTGGAACACTGACATGCTAGAGGCTGCTGAGATCAAGTATGAAGATGTCCCTGACCTTACTCGTATTGTAGTTGCTATTGACCCTGCTGTTACCGCAAACAAAGAAAGTGACATGACTGGTATTGTCGTGGCTGGGATTGATGTGAACGGTATCTGCTACATTCTTGGCGACTACACAGAGAAGCTGTCACCACAAGGTTGGGCTTCCAAAGCTATTTCCCTCTACCATCAATATCAAGCAGATCGTATCGTTGCTGAAGTTAACCAAGGCGGGGATATGGTTCGGACAACTCTTCATGGTGAAGATGAAACTGTCCCAGTTAAGATGGTTAGGGCCTCTCGTGGCAAGTATGCACGAGCAGAACCTATCTCAGCACTATATGAACGCAAACTAGTTAAACACGTCTCCAACCCCCCTGATGGGGCTAAATTGGATGACCTTGAGACACAAATGAGAACGTGGGAGCCACTAGGGTCGATTGGCTCTCCTGACCGCCTAGACGCAATGGTGTGGGCACTCACAGACCTAAGTCTTAACGGATACGCTAAACCCCAATTGACCCTTGCTTACTCCTCCTCAAAGGGTCTTTCACGATAATAATAAATGGACTTTGAGCAATGGTTAGGAAACTGTCTGAAACGGAAGCCAAGGCTACTCTTGGTATCGCTGGTGATAATACCCATAATGGGCAAATCCGTGCTGACGAATTTCTACCGGAGCTTCGTGGCCGTAAGGCCATCCGTAAGTATCGTGAGATGCGGGACAATGATAGCACTATCGGTGCTGTTATGTATGCTGTTGAACAAATCCTTCGGGATGTTGACCTGAAAGTCAAACCTGCTAACGACAGTGAAGCGGCAAAAAGAGAAGCACAGTTTATTGAGGAAGTCCTGCATGACATGGACCACACCCTTGACGACCATATTGCTGAAGCCCTGTCGTTTCTGTCGTATGGGTTTGCTTGGTTTGAGGTGATCTACAAGCGTCGTGTTGGCCCCACTGAACGGTCTGACAAGAAGCATTCCAAGTATTCTGATGGTCGTATTGGTGTCCGTAAGATTGCCTCTCGTGCTCCTTGGACCCTCAACAAGTTCGATGTAGACCAAAAGACTGGTGATGTGAACGGTATTGAGCAAGCTGTAGGGTTTATTGGTGGTCGTAACTACATCCCTACAAATAAGTCCCTCTACTATCGGACTACGAGCCTGAATGGGGACCCTTCTGGTCGTTCCATCCTCCGTAACGCATACACCTCTTATGAATACCTGAACAACCTTCAGGCTATTGAGGCTATCGCTGTTGAACGTGAGTTGGCTGGTATTCCTGTTGCTCGTATCCCTGCTGAATACCTATCTGCTGATGCTACCCCTGCTCAAGTGCAGTTTTTGTCGGGTCTTAAGCAGGTTCTTCGGGATGTGAAATTCAACGAACAGGGTTATATTATCACCCCTTCGGACACCTACCTTGACAAAGATGGTTCCCCTACGAACATTCGTCTTGTTGATATTGAGTTGATGGCATCCAATGGTAAGCGTAATATTGATATTGACCCTATTGTTCGTCGTTACCAGCACGATATTGCTCGTAGTGTCCTCTCTGAGTTTTTGCTACTTGGCTCTCAGGGTGGCTCTTATGCCCTTTCAAAATCTAAGACAGACCTCTTCCTCCGTGCCCTTGAGTCT